CCATTCAGCTATTGCGGAAACGCGCAGAGGGTGAAAAGAATAGCGGCGATCCAGAAGAGGCCGCACTCTATGAAAGATTGGCAGATTCTGCGGAAAAAGATGGCCCTGCTATGGCTTTTAAGGGTCTATCTTCTATCGTGTCTGCACTGCCAGGCGCTAAAGAGATGTTTGAAGCCGCTGGAAAGTTTGGCGACGAGCAGCGAGCCAAAGAGCTACAGCCATCTACATTGTTAAAAGCACAGGCCGAGGCCAAGACTAAATCAATTGAATCTGATTTTGCCCAACGGTTGCAAGAGGCTGGACTAACTGAAAAGAATTGGAACGTCAAGAACTTGCGAAACCAGATCAATGTACGAGGTGCGCAGCTTGGTTTGGACCGTCAACGCCTGGCTATGGATACCCAAGTCAAAATGGCAGAGCTAAGTTCTAAGTTAAACGACGTACCTGAAAGCGCTCGCAAGTTGATCAACGATGCAGCAGTTACCGCAGGAGCTACCAAGCAACAAGCCGCGCAATACAACGACCTTGCCGGACGTATTAAAGACATTGGATCGGCGTGGGGCATGGCGGGTTCTAGTGCAGAATGGCTGAAAAAAGCAACAGGCGAACAAGGCGCAGTGAGTGCTTTGCGTCAAGAGTTCACGCGCTTGAAAAACTCTGCGGCTGTTAGCTCGCTTCCACCAGGCCCAGCTACTGACAAAGACATTGCGATGGTTATGGAAGGATTCCCACCTGCCACAGCCAACCCTGCACAGTTGTCTAGCTTCTTGCGTGGCATGGCAAAACTCAAGGATATTGAGTCATCAGTAGAAGGCGCCAAGGTTGATTGGCTGGCTGGTAATCGTGGATCGCTCACACGGGCAAGAGACACCTTTCAAGCTGGTGACTACGCAGTTAAACCAGGCGAAGCGTTCACAGACTTCTCTAGCCGTGTGGCTAAAGATGTTTCACGCCGATATTCTGGTGAAAATTCAGACCTTGCAAAAATCCCAACCAAGGATAATGTAGCCCCTGCTAATAACGTGCGATCAGCGGCTGATGCAATTTTGGCAGGGGGTCGATAATGGCAACTGCTGACGAATACGCGGCGTGGATTGTTAAGAACTCTAGCAAGCGTGGCACACCTGAGTTTGACACCGTAGCCCAGGCCTACCAACAGGCCAAAGGCGAGGAAAACAACACGCAATTTGCTCAGGCCAATCAGCCCCAACCAACCCAACCCGGATTGATGGATCAAGCCGCAGGACTAGGTGAAGCTGCTCTCACGCTCGGAACTGGTGCTATCGGGGGAACTGTAGGCATGATGGGTGGCGCATTGGGTGGAATCGCTCAATCTATTTTGGGTGGGACTTTCGGCACGCGCGAGGCTAACCAACTGGTAGAGCAAGCTGCAACCAAAGGAGCCGCTGCACTTACCTACGCACCAAGGGGGCAGGCTGGCCAAGAGATAGTCCAAGGCGTAGGCCAAGCGTTGCAGTCAATCCCGCCATTTATCCCTATCGTAGGCCCATTGGGTACAACACTAGCCCAAGGCGCCAGGCAAGCCGCTTTGCCAGCTATTGCAATGGCAGAGCGTGCAGTTCCAGTGGTTCAAAAAGCAGGCCAGGCAGTAGCCAACATCCCTACCACAGTGCGCGAGGCCGTTGGATTCTCTACTAAGACAGATACACCCAAGCAAAACCTGCGATCGGCCGTAGGGTCACAGGCTACACCGCTAGAACTGCAAAGGGCCACGGAAGCTGAGATGGCTGGTTTGAAGTTGTCCGAAGGCGAAATGAAGCGCAGTCAAGAGTTACTTGAATGGGAAAAAGAAAAAGCAAAAACGCCAAAGTATCAGGCTCAATTTGTAGATCGTCAACAGGAAAACAACCGCGCTGCACTTGCCAAATTTGAGCAAGTATTAGACGATACAGGCGCAGAGACAGGCGACCTGTCAAACACGGGAATCAAGGCAGTAGATACTCTAATGAGTGGCTACAAAGCCGAAAAAGCCAAAACCCGCAGCATGTACGACGCTTTCAGGGCATCCCCTGAAGCTGCAATGGAGGTTGACGTTTCACCTGTTATTGGGTTTATCAATGAACAACCCGTGGGTGTATCTGGTATCACTGGCATCACTGACACAGCACGTCAAAACGCCGTAAGACTGGGTATTGCCTCATTAGATGATAAAGGTGGATTGGTTCCACTTCCAACTACATTAGGCAAGCTAGAGGACTTCCGTCAATCAGTATCAGCGATGGGCGCAGCGTCTCCCAATGACAAGCGCCTTGCATCCATGCTGAAAAGCTCCATCGATACCGCTGGCGACCCAATTGGCGGGAGCATTACAAGCGCTATGCGTGCGCAACGTACTCGACAAGCTCAAAAGTACGAAAACCGCGCTATTGTGGCTAATCTCTTGTTAGAGAAAAAGGGCATGTCTGACGCAAAGGTGCCGATTGAAGATGTATTTCAAAAGACCATCCTTAGCGCTAGACCCTCTGAGATTCAGCATATCAAGCGGGTATTTAGCACCATTCCAGAGGGTCAACAGGCATGGAAAGAATTACAAGGCGCAACCATTAGGCACTTGTTGAACGAGTCCAAGGCTGGCATTGGTTCTGACAATCTGGACGTTATATCTGGTGCAAAACTGAACTCGGCAATTGAAGCATTGGACAAAAACGGAAAACTTGATTTAGTGCTTGGTAAAAAATCCGCTGAGGAAGTGCGCAATTTGAATCAGGTTCTAAAATACATCCAAAGCACCCCACCTCTTACCTCGATCAATAACTCAGGCAGCGGCCGTACTATTATGGCTTTAATGGCAGAGAGCGCAATCGCTGGGACGGTTACGGGCATACCGTTTCCAATAGTGCAGGGGGCCAAATTTCTCCGCGATGAGATTACAGACCGCAAGATTAAAGAGCGCATTACCCGCGCATTGAATTACAAACCAGGAACCACTCCATGAGCGCCTTATCTATTCAAGTCCCATATCAAATATTCGCAGACTCTGATGGCACTCCATTGGACAATGGTTATGTTTGGATTGGCACTACTAATCTAGACCCACGCACAAACCCGGTAAACGTTTATTTTGATGCTGCTTTAACGCAAGTTGCACCTAATCCACTTAGAACGGTAAACGGCTATGTTTACAACGCAGGATCACCAGCGCAGCTTTATATTGATGGTGTGAATTTCTCGCTTCGCGTAGAAGATAAAAAAAGCAGGTTGGTATATAGCTTTCCTGATGGATCTGGAATCAGCCCTAACGCTAACGGCATCGTCTACACCCCCGCTGGTACTGGTGCGGTTGCTACTGATGTGGAGAGTAAGCTGCGGGAGTCTGTTAGCGTTAAAGACTTTGGTGCTGTTGGTGATGGCTCTGACGAGTACGCCAAGATTGCGACGGCATGGGCCTATTGCCTAGCCAATGGCAAAGACCTGTACTTTCCGGCGGGGACATACTCTTGCGGCGCTCTTAGCTTCCCGTTTGGCCGAATCAACGGACTCACTCCGGCATCGCTTCTGGACTGCCTCAACGTCACGGTCTACGGCGATGGGCCGAACACTATATTCAAAACTGCGTCTGTCACTGGTGCCGATGTAATACAAATTAACGGCGCAAAGAATCTGCACCTCAGAAACTTTAAGACCAAAGCCACTATCAGCGGGGCAAGCTCGGGGAGCAATGGTGTCTCGGTAACTGGTGGCTACGACAACATCACACTAGATCACATTTGGATGGAGGACATGCCATCGGTTGACGCTACAACTTTCGTAGATGGTGGTAAAGCACTAACCATTCAAACTCCGGTCGCTGGTCAAACCGTGTTGTGTGGAACTTTGAAGGCGACAAACATCTTTGCAAAAGGATGCGTCTATGGTTTCGGGCTGGAGCTTGATCTTGTTGCTGCGTCCACAATGAACACCAGCATTGATGTTGACATCGTTGCAGAAGATTGTCGCGATGCTGTGATTGTTTCGGCTGGTGAGGCCACTGGAGCAATATCTGCAAATTGGAACATGGGGCTGCGAGTCAAGGCCAAATCTATCAACAGCATGAGAGATGTCTACACCGGACGCGCTCATGGTGTTGACATTGACTGTCAGGTAATTACAACCAAAACACAAGCAGATCGCATCCTAAATTACGCGGGTGTTAAGTGGCTTGCATCTGACACGATTGCTGATGTAACGGGGCTTTATTGTGCTTACGCTCACGCATCTCGCATAAAAATCTATGGCAATAAAGGAACGTGCGCTTACAAAGCTGCCGTTGGGGGTGCTGGTGCAGGCTCCAGTGGGCTAACAGCGGCCACATGGCTAAGTCGCATCGAAATGGATTTGCTTGGCGCGGCCAGTGCTGCTGAATTTGGCGCAATCAGTTCTGGTGGCGACATTACCAGCACATGCGTAATTGTCGTAAAGAGTTCGTCTGCCACGCCAGCGACAGAGCACTACCTGCCATCGCGCAACAACGCAATTTTGTATGGCTCAGGGCAGGTTCTAGACAAACTTTCAATAAGGGACAAGATTGCATTTACAGACACAGATGGCTTGGACACATTCGGGGCAGAAGTTGGTTACGACGATGAGGCTGTCACCATAAAACAAAAGAACTCGAGTGCTGGTGCAACGGAAGTTCTTAAGATTCTTGACAATACTGGTGAAGTTGTTTTCTCATTTCGCAATGATGGTTTCATCCTATCCGAGGGAAGGATTGGCGCATCAGCCGTTGCAACTGTTCTCAACGTAATGCCCGTTTACAACACGTTAAATGCGCTGGTTGGTTATGTTCCCGTGTACACCAGCTACACGCCATGACCACACTAATCCAACTCCTAAAATCCCGCACCATCATCTTTGCAATCTTGCTGGCAATATTGCCCCTGTTTGCACAGTACATTGGTGTGTTTAACCTTACGCCAATTCAGCAAATGATTGCCCTGCAAGTGATTGCAGCTATCGTAGCCATCTTGCGCGTTGTTACTACTCAACCTATCTCCGACAAATGACAGACGCTAAAAAACCATATTCTGGCGGCGAGAGACGCAGCGGCACACATGAGCATTTAGTAAACTCAATTATTGACGCTCTCAAAGTTCACTATCAACCCACCTGCCTGACAGAGCAGGAACAACAATGGGTCAGGCTTGCAATTAAAGAGCAAACCGACCGCGCCTCTATCCGCAAAGCCATTATTGAAAAATCGCTGGCTGGTTTGGTTTGGTCCGGTCTAGTAGGCTTGGGAATCTTAATCCTTGATTACATGAAAGCGCATGGCTTCAAATGACCCAACTTTCCCCGCACTTTACCGTAGAGGAATTCTCCCAGTCACAGACAGCAGCTAGATTGGGAATCAATAACGATATCCCGCTAGAGCTATATGCACCAGCAAAAAGAACCGCCGAAGGGCTTGAGCAAGTTAGATCGCTACTTCGCTCGCATCCAATTCATATTAGCAGCGGCTACCGTTGCCTTGCTCTTAATGCTGCACTAGGCTCAAAGAATACTAGCCAACACGTTAAAGCGGAAGCGGTAGATTTTACCTGCCCTACTTTTGGTAGTGTGGATCGTATTGTCCGGGCTATCGTCGGTAGCACAATCAAATATGACCAAGTAATACGTGAGTTTGATAAGCATGGAGCCGGCTGGGTGCATATTTCATTCAGCGACAAACCAAAACGGCAAGCGCTAATAATCGACCAAGATGGCGTTAGGGGGTACGCATGAACCCATTACTATTAGGCCCAATATTTGAAATTGGCAAAACACTGCTAGAGCGCTTCATTCCAGATCCTGAGAAAAAAGCTCAGGCCGAAATGGAACTTGTACGAATGGCGGCTGATGGTGAGCTAAAGCAGGTCATCGCGCAGCTTGAGATAAATGCAAGAGAGGCTGCGCACCCTTCTCTTTTTGTTGCTGGCGGTAGGCCATTGTTTATGTGGATAGGAGGATTCGGGTTTGGCTACGCAACCATCATTCAGCCCATATTGACATGGGTTGCCCGTATTAAAGGCTGGCCAGAACCGCCTGATGTGAATAGTGATTTGTTATGGGTTGTAGTAACTGGACTATTGGGCATCGGTGGCTTGCGCTCAGTTGAAAAAGTCAAGGGCGTAGCATCCAAATAAAAACCCCCAAGCAATTGCACTTAAGTGCTTTTGATGGGGGCCGTGTTAGGATGAATTATACCGATTTATAGCGCCCGACGAACCGTCGATTTATGCACATTGAAGCTAGCAGCAATGGCCATGATACTTTGGCCACTTGCATAAGCCTCACGCATAGCCTTATCGCGTAGTTTCTTTTCTACCCCGATACACCGCATGCCCCGTAGCTTCTTTCTGAGCCACTTTGCACCGCCTACTTTCTGCCACTGTGCAGCGTCGGCAAGGTTTAGGCTAAATGTGACGGTTATGCGGTCTTTCATGCTCGCTCCTTGTAGGTGGTAAAGCGCTTTGCTGTGCCTTCAGTCTCAATACGAGACCATATCTCAGCTTTTAGCTCAGGACTATATGTGTTCCAGTTTGCCACTTCTAGGTAGTGCCTTCCGCATCCTGTGCATACGTCTTTATAAAGCGTGTCACATATCGCAATACATGGAGAATCTGGCCGTGTCACTTCAACACCTGATTCGTTAGAACTTCTATGCTATTGTCTAATCGCTCAAAAAGATAGTCTGGCAGATTATGCTTTTCTGCAAAGCTCCATGCCTCCAATGCTGATAGCAGTTTCAGCACTTCTAGGATTTGTTCTCGACTCATTTTGCGCCTTTCATAGCTTCTTTGATTGCATCCTCAAAGCTGAAACCTAGGTAGCCAGTGCCAGCGTATGCAAACCCGCTAACTATTTCTGCGTTGTATCGTGAAGGGTTCCAGCTTATCGATGCTGAGTTATCACGCAACCACAGATACCGTTCCACATCACGCTGCGCTTTGGCTAGTTGCTGGCGCAGTTCGTGGTTCTCACTTCGCAGGGCGTCATTGCCGATGTGCTTGATGTGCTGGCGCAGTTTGTCACGCTCTACCTTGTGGTCCCATACCATCATGACGGCGGCAAGCTGGTATTCGTCACGGCTTGCTGTCATCGCTGCGAGTTGCGCTTGCAGGGCTATCTCGCGGTCTGTGTATGTTGTGATGGTCATTGTTGTTTCCTAATTTGTTCCACTAACCGATTACGCTCAAGCATTGCATTGTGCATTTGCATCGGGCTGCTATTTGTTGCAACTTCCTCAAACAAGTCGAGGCCGTCTGCTATCTCTGCCAATGCAGGGCCGTCAAAGCCCCATACGCCCGTTTTATCCCATCGTGTGCGTGTTCGTAGCAATGCAGCGTCCGCAGTGTCTAGCACGTCAACCGCTGGGTTGTCGTTGCCTGCTATTTGTGCAAAACGTATCTTCGCTTCACCCAATGCAACAATCAGCACATCGTAGTCATTGCAAGTGCCGCTCCCACTTTTGATACGTTCAAACGCCATGCGGGTGTCAACAATCAGCGCCCTGATGGCCTCAAAGCTAGGCACTTTGGCTATTGCACCAGGCAGCAATTCGTCAGAATACGCGCGGCACTTTGTCAGCGCATTCAACCATGCCGCAGCGTTGTAGGTTTGGTCAGTACGCCGCAGCTTACGTGCGTATGCAGATAGCTTTCTCATTTGATGGCCAGCCTTACACCTTGCACCAGTCTAGCCCCTGGAATCTCATGGCCTACTTTCATAGCGGTTGCCAGTGCTTTCTTATCCACACGAGCAGGCGGTGGCTCTGGTGTGACAAAAAAGTCAGCGGGTATGCTTCGTTCGTCATACACATCTACGCTGGCTGGGTTCTTTTGTATCTTCATTGTGAACAATGGGCATTCAATGCGCTCGATGTTCATTCGTTGCATGTTGCTGAGTATGTATTCCCGCAAACCCGCTGCAATCTTTGTTCTATGCGCTTTGAGAGCCTGCAAACGGGCTATCTCTGTATCAATCGCTGAATGGTTAGCCTCTGCACTGCGAGCGACGTATTCGATGTTTGCCGCTTTGGTGGCGAGATCGTCAACAATACCGCTGGCCTCGATAGTGTCTGCAATTGTGCTTGCATCAATATCCAGCTCTGCGAGTGTGTGGGCCAGTTCTAGGTACTGATTGGACAAATTAAAAAGTGAGTTCACGTTGTTTCCTTTAGTTTGCGGATTGCTTCTTCTCTGAGTGAATCTGTGTAGCCGTCATAACTTTTTATCCATTGAGCAGCCTCTTCAAGAGCATCACGCCGGAATTGCAGCATCTGCTCCCTTGAATAAGCGTCTTGACTACTCACAAAATCCTCTTCCCAATCTCCGCCGTCAAAACATATTCTTCCTTCTGGTTCAGGTAGCTTAGTCATTGGTTTCCTTTGTTTGTGTGCTTATAGTGTAATCTAATTTGCTAGCGTTTTGTAAAATATTTATAAATAAAATTGGCACTGATAGTGCGCTCCCCCGAGAAACCCCAGAGGCTACCAGTGCCAAAAATCAGTCAGTGCTAGAAGGGGAAATCTTCATCTTCGCCAAAGGTCTGAGCATCGGGCATTGCAGAATGTGTACGCTGTGCCATTGGTGCAGTCTTCAATGGGTTATGGCGCAAAGCCGCCACCATTTTGGGCAATGCTTCCGGCACAGTCTTACGGTCGAGAATCTCGCTTGCTGTTAGCTCTGTGCTAGCCTGGAACACGCCTCGAAGCACCATGCGGCTACTGACGCTGCCATCTTGTTTTAGATAGTCCTCAGTGCCAAGCAACAGGCCAATGGGCTTGCATAGCTCAGGGAAAATGCTTGCTTGCTTCTGCACATCTTTCTTTTGATCGTAGTCGTAAACAGTGACAGTGCCTTGTTTTGGTGACAAGCTGCGAAGCTGTAAACACGTCATCAGAGCTTGGAGCAAATAGAATCCGCTTAGTTTCGTACCGTCTGTTTTTTCAACATAGATAGAAACTTTGGTCTTTTGGCCTGCATCGCTGGTGAAGTGCAGGTTTAGCCCTTTCGTGCCACTCTTTGCAGTTATGTCTTCCGCCTGGGTGATGGCTCCGAGGTATTTGCCAAGTTCTTTAATCTGGTTGCCTTGCGTGTCAGCTTTTCGTGCTGCGTTAATGTCTAAGTTATACATGGTTGCCTTTTTAAGAATTTGTTGATTGTTTAATTTGAGCCATCGCCATCGCCATCGCCATCGCCATAGCCATCGCCATAGCCATAGCCATAGCCATCGCCATAGCCATCGCCATAGCCATAGCCATCGCCATAGCCATCGCCAGCGCCATAGCCATAGCCATCGCCAGCGCCATAGCCAGAGCCATCGCCAGAGCCATAGCCAGAGCCATAGCCATAGCCAGAGCCATCGCCATCGGTAAACGTCTTATTTTTTGAAGCCATCAATAGACTCCTTAGCTACTGCGCTGCATGGAATCAACTCACACACACCAGTTAGATAAATCTCTGGGTTTGCAACGTCAATTTTGCAGCCTGATTTAACGCCAGTTTGTGCAACACCAGAAAGTGCAACTCCGTCGTTAGCCTTCCAAGACCACAAGCGGCGCGAATCTGTAAGAATCACAGTCTCACCGTCTACGCTATCAACAGTCCCGGCGTGTACGCCTGCCGAATAGCAGCGGGCAATAACATATTTGCCAATGAATGGATGCTGTTTGTTCGATTGTTGCGGCTGCGCAATCTGGTTATTCATCAATTGTGCGATTTGCTTCAATTGGCCGTAAGTCATATCGTCGAGGTTCATTTTGCTTTTTCCTTTGGTTAAGCAGTGGTTGGTTTGCGTCGTATTTTTTCTGTTAACGCACGTTCTATTGGCCAGTTCAATACAACAATCCTGGCTCTTAATGTGAAATATGGTATTTGATATTCTTCAGAAAGTTGCTGTATTGTTTTTCGCGTTCCATTAAATTCAATGTTTACATTGGTTCTCCTATTGTTTGCTTGTTCTTTGTATGTGGCCCATATACAGTTTTCAGCGCAATAATTGCCATTGTTGTCTCTTCGTTCAATTGAAGCGTTTTTAGGCTTGACTCCCATGTGACTTAAAAAAGTTTCAAAGCCATTATTTCCACTCCATTCACTACAAACTGTAATTCCTCGCCCACCATAGTTGCCATATGCTTTGCAATTCTTATCATTGCATCTTTGGTGCATTCCAAGCCATATAAAGTATTCTGAACTTTTAGACTTTCCATGTGTTTTTTTTCTTGCTGATGCCAATTCTGCATTAAGGCATCCGCAAGATTTGGTGGCTCCTTTTGATAGTGACGAATACGCAATCTCTTTTGCTTTTCCACATTCGCAAGAACATAGCCAATAACGATTTCGACCAACAATCTTTCCTTTTTGTAAAATTGTCAGTCTGCCAAACTTTCCACCGATAGTGATTTGGTTCATATCAAGCTCATAAAATCATAAGCTAATATTTTAACTCAAATTTATATCAATCACCAATTTCGTAAAATTTTTTTATTTGCGAATCGACGAAGGCAAGATCATTGTCAATTTGCAGATCAGGAAACAATCCTATTGGTGACTTGCAACAATCTTGGCCGTTGGTTTGCGTGGTGAATTTATAATTTCCATTTGTTACATCAGTTCTTAGAACGATGGTGAAATAACCCTCTGGAACCAATGTGTTGTCCACCATGCGTCCGACAGTTTTCATGCGCGTTTGTCCGAAGTCGTCGGTTTGCGTATGGGCCATGATGTAAACACGGCGATGGTCTGCCAAGTCGCCCGCAGCGTTAAAGATGTTCCAAGCGCTTTTTGCAATGTCAGTGAACTTGTCGTAACCCTTCTCGCTGCTCCTGGCCAATAGCTCATTAACCATAACTGACTGGTAATCATCTATAACTACAATGTTATGAGGTGACTTTCGCATGATTCTCTCAATCATTACAGGATCGCTTGTTTGGATGACATTGCCATCGTCTTGCATGCTTGCCCGTTTTTTCCAGCCAGTAGCGCGAAACGGTAGCGGCTTTTTTACCGCTTGAATTAGTAGCACTTCGGCTGGGTTTAAGTTGCGCAGGCTTGTTGTCTTACCTGTACCGCTTTGCCCCAGCACCATACAAGCAACGCTCATTGCAACACCTCGGCAGCTTTCAGTTGGTGTGTTTCACCGTCGAATGTGAACTTGACATTTGGATTACCGACGTAACTTACCTGCCACGAATTTTTCGTGATTACAGCGTATGTGTGGTAGTCGGGCTTGGGTTCTGGTTTGAATCGGTACTGGATTGCCTCATTCCATGCAGGAGGGTCTACGCAGTTATCCCAGTCATACGCAGATGTGTATCTGTACTGCACAACTCTACTCGTATCAAGTGCCCACTCTCGGATTAAATCAGCGTGTTTGTGTTGCATTGTTTTCCTTGTTTGTTGAGTCTTAATTGTAATCGCTTTTACTCTGCGTTTTGCAATTCTTTTACATTTATTTCATGCGGCGCATCGTTTCCCAAGCTCGCACAATGGATCTGTATGGTGTGTGGCCGAATCGGTGATACATGGCGCACAGTCTGAAAAACGTAGTAATCACACCACCCCCGCTAACAATACAGCCGTACCCACCACAGCTATGGCAATGATGATTAAATCAGTTAGCACGAATGGCGGATCTTGTTCTATTGGCTCGCCCAGGTGATTGAAGTGCTTGCGGTATGCGTTGGGCTGGCAGTCGCATGGAAGCCTACCCTGATTGCAATTTCCGCCACAGCCGTTAGTTTTTGTGTGTGTCATTTTCCAGCCTTTACTAAGTTTCCAAAATCATCCATTACGGCATGAAATACGCCAGTTGCTTCATAAAAATCAGTGCAGTTGCATACTGTGTATCCAGTTATGTGTCGTAGCGTGTGCCTCCACCAAGAGAATGCCCCAGAATATCCGCTGTCGCTGCCTGTGTTACTTGTTCGCATTGTGGTTTCCCTTCAGCCCAATAGTGATAGTGTTTATGTCGATTTGCCCGTTTGAAAATGTGACCAGATCGCGTGCCATGTAGCATGATGGATTACGCAATCCGCTGATAACTTTTCCAAGATATTCCGGCGTATAGCCCATCTTTTTAGCTGATATTTTGATAGAACCATATGGCAAAACTGCGAAGTATTCGGCGATGGTCACTCTGTCACCTTTGGTGCTGCTGCGCACATTGCTTTATATACAGCTCGGTAGTCCTCATCCTCGTCAAATTCACTATCTGAAGGCATGGGTGTTGTCCGGCCTGCGCTAATCATTTCCTGCGTAGCTTCCATCGGAACCAGCACAAAGCCTGCTGTCACCTTTGGTACTGCTGGGTAGTTGCTTGCGCTGCAATGGATGCACTCATAAAGCAAGTCCGGTGCTTTGCAGTCTGGGCAGGATGGTTCTGCTGGCACTGCTTGCGGTGCTGGGTGGGTGTAGAGTGGCTGTGCGCTTATTACTTCATTAATCTCGTATCTGCCAAAAGCGGCTACGGGGTCTGGGCGAAACGCAAGAATAGTTCTGTATTCTGACTGTCCTTGATAGTTTTGAATGTCAGCATTTACCTTCCACGCCACAGGCTCTGCCTGCATCATCTGCTTTACGATGGCGATGGCTTCGCGGTAATGGCATGGGTTGTACTCTGCGTTGCAGCGATTACCACAAGCAGTTTCAAGTGATTCGAGCACTTTTTGTAATTGGTTCATACCGCACCGCCTTCCATATCCGCATCGCGCTTGGCTTCCCATTGCTGCTCGGCCAAGTCATAGGCAGCTTGCTTGCGTTGGATGTATGCGTGATCAGTGCAATGCTCCATTACCGCATCCATCGCTGATGTGTCCATTAGCAGGTCGGTGATGTCCATGCCATTGGCAAATATTCCGGTGATGTCAATGTCACCCTCGTCGTCGGCTTCGTAAAAGACAACCAGGTCACAGCCTGCGTGCTTGAATGTGGTTTCCACACCTTCGGCTACTGGTGTGTATTCGTTGATGGTGCGGCACAGCATGGTTACTTCAGCTTCAAGCGCTCCAATGTGGAAGGCCATGCGCGATAGATCGTCTGGGTTCTTTGATGCTGCGTGTGCTGCGCGGTTAAGTATTTGTTGAGCTTTCATAGTTTCCTTTTGGTTGGTGTGCATGTAGTGTAATCTAGTTTTAAGCGCATTGCATAGAAATTTTACAAATAAATGTAAAAATAATTTTCACAAGCACACGGCAATAGCTTGCAAATTGGGTTACACTTGCAGTGTCAACAACGAAAGGAGCCATACATGGCAATGACTAAGGCAGAAGCAATAGAGTTATTAGGAGGCACTCCAAAACTTGCGGCTAAGGCACTGGGATACACCGTTATTCAGACGATTTACACCTGGCCGGATGAATTACCAACCAGCTTGGAAGATCGTGTTCGTGGGGCGCTTATCCGCTTGAAAATCAAGCCAAAAAAGGCCACACCCCCCGCACAGTCTGCGTAGCCAGCTATAAAAACAAGAGCACGACAATGGATAAATGGAGCGACGGCACACCGAAAAGCACAAACAACGCATTTACCATATCAACAGAAAGAACACCAAAAAAATATCCCAAGAAACCCGGACGCATCAAGCTAACTAAAGTCCAGGCGGCTGCCGTCACCTTTATGACGAAGGCTGAATCAAAAGCATTTCGCGAACACCTAACCCTTCAAAAACAGAAAGCAAACCAATGAAAATCACGCCTGCACAAAAGAACCTGCTCACCATCATTGCCCAAGCTCCTCGACGCTCTGATTACTTTACAAGTGGCAAAGACGTGGAAAGCACGACAACGCGCAATAACAGCACTAAAGCTCGCCTGGCCGCAATGGTAGAAGCTGGATTGCTGTACGAAGCAGAATCTGCTTTCCACATCACTAAACTAGGCCGTAGCAAGCTGGACCAAGGCAACGTGGCAACAACAAAAGAAGCAAAAAAAGCATACGAACCCTACAAGGTAGGCATGTGTGACCCATTCAATCAACCACAGCGCCCTAACTCTGACCATTCGCACCTACGCAGCGTGGGGTACTTATGCTAAAGCCTAAACAAAAGAGCGCATTTAATTGGCAAGGGCCATCTACATTGATAGACAAAATGGGCCGCATTAAATCCAAACGCCAAATGCTGCTAGATGCTGTACGGGTAAACCCTGAGCAGCATTCATGCACATCGAATCAGACTAAATCTAAGGTGGCTCCACGATGAACGCTTTCACAATTCCCGAAAAATCATGCTTTGCAATAGAAACCAAGAGCTACCCACAGCTGGACTATTACCACCGAGCTATGGCAAACGGTACGCATCCTAGATTGCTACGCAAGCAAGGTGCAAAGGTATTAAGTCAATCCGATGCAGTCGCTTTGTCTAACAAGGTGCGAGCATCAAAAGCAAAAACCGCTGCACGCGCAAACGTGTAACGGCTTTCTATCCACCACTAAAGAAGGGTTAGTAATGAGTGAGAATATTTTAATGGACTATGAATCGTTTGTAAAAAGCAAGCGACGGTCAGAGATTGCAACTGGACATAAACCCGGCGATCTGAATGAACATCTGTTCGATTTTCAACATGCCATCGTATCGTGGGCAGTTCGCCGTGGACGTGCTGCTATCTTTGCAGATACGGGACTTGGTAAGACTTTGATGCAGCTTGCATGGGCTGATGAGGTTCAATCTCATACTGGCGGCATTGTTGTTGTTTTAGCTCCATTAGCTGTGTCCGAGCAGACCATCGAGCAGGGAAAAACATTTGGCATTGAAGTTAAACGCATACCGCATGGAGAAGCTCCTACCGAGCCTGGCGTTTGGATTACAAACTATGAGCGCATTGACGCTATCGACTTCACAGAACTGCATGGCATCGTTTTGGATGAATCATCTATCCTGAAAAGCCACAACGGAAAGACCCGTACAGCCATTATTGAGTCGTGCCAGTCCGTACCGTATCGCTTAAGTTGCACTGCTACACCATCGCCTAATGACTTTGAGGAGCTAGGAAACCAGTGCGAGTTTTTAGGCGTTATGACCCGCACAGAGATGCTGGCTACTTACTTTGTCAACGATACCGGAGACACTGGCACATGGCGATTAAAAGGTTGGGGCGCATCCATGTTTTGGAGTTGGATGGGTACATGGTCAGTCGTACTACGCAACCCTTCCGATATTGGATTCGATGGTTCTAAGTACATACTTCCGGCTCCTATCTATCACGAGCATGTCGTAGAAACTGAGCAGCTAGGCGATGAACTATTCGCCCGACCAGCACAAACCATGCTAGAGCGACGCAAGGCACAGCGGGACAGCATAGAGGCACGTTGCCGCGCGTTGGCGGATGTAGTCAATGCAGACCAGTCAGAACCGTGGCTTATCTGGACTCACTTGAATGATGAGGCTGAGTTATTGGCTGAGTTGATACCCGGTGCAGTCAACGTTCAAGGATCTGATAGCCCTGAATCAAAGACAAAAAACATGATGGCTTTCACGCATGGTGAGCTACGTGTTCTTATCTCCAAGCCAAAGATCTGCGGATACGGCATGAATTGGCAGCACTGCGCTCGCATGGCGTTTGTTGGGCTGGATGATTCATTTGAGAAGTTCTATCAGGCCGTGCGCCGTTGCTATCGGTTTGGACAGACCAGAAGCGTCGTAGTTCACCTATTCACAGCTGAGAACGAAGGCCAGATTCTTGACAACATCAAACGCAAAGAAGTGCAACACCACGAAATGAGCGCAAACATGATCGAACACATGAAAGACATTATGAACAACGAACTAGCAGGACAGGAAAACGTAGTAGACGAATACCGCGAGGACGTTTACAAGTCTGATAACTTCACCGTGTACTTGGGGGACTGCGTAAAGCACTCACGAAACATGCCAAGCGATAGCATTGATTACAGCGTTTTTTCTCCACCGTTTGCTGACTTGTTTGTGTACTCCAACAGCGACCACGACATGGGCAACTGCAAAAACGATGATGAGTTTGTCGCGCAGCTTCGATTCCTGATTACCGAACTATTCCGAGTTTTGAAGCCTGGACGCAATGTGTCATTCCATTGCATGAATCTGCCAACAACCAAGATGCGCCAAGGTTTTATCGGCCTGCGCGACTTCCGTGGTGACCTTATCAGAGCTTTTCAAGATGCTGGATTCATCTACCACTCCGAGGTGGCTATCTGGAAAGACCCAGTAGTGGCAATGCAGCGCACGAAGGCGTTGGGCCTGTTGCATAAGACCATCCGGGAAAACAGCACTATGAGCCGCATGGGGCTTCCTGACTACGTTGTGACCATGCGTAAGCCCGGTGAGATTGCAGAGCGAGTAACCCACGGCGATGACCTACCAGTGATGATGTGGCAGAAATACGCATCTCCTATTTGGACAGACATTAACCAAGGCCGCACACTAAACAAGCTACCAGCACGTGATGAGAACGACGAAAAGCATATGTGCCCGCTTCAGCTGGATGTGATTGAGCGCTGCATTCACCTGTGGACTAACAAAGGTGATGTAGTTTTCTCTCCATTTACAGGAATCGGCTCTGAGGGTTATTGCGCTGTGAAGATGGGCCGAAAGTTCATTGGAACTGAATTGAAACCCCAATATTGGGAACTGGCTTGCCAGAATATTGAAGATGCTTGCAATGAGCAGGTTGGTCTTTTCTCGCAGTGAACTGCGTAATGTGCAACAAGCCACTTGCAAAGGTGGCTTATTGGGTAGCAGGAAGGGCAATAGGCCCGACCTGCTACGCTAAACGATTTGGCAAGACTCTGCGCATAGATAGCAAAGTCGTTGCCAGCGATCAATCCGATTTATTCACCAATGGAGACACTATGCAAAAGACACTAAAAGTAAAGCGCGTTCACGACAACGCAATTATTCCTAAGTACCAAACCGCAGGAGCTGCTTGTTTTGATTTGCACGCCGCAACGGTAGCAGGTATGACTCAAATAGGCTCAAGCGTCGAGCAGGGCTTCCCTGTTACCTGCGGGACTGGGTTAGCCTTTGAGATCCCGGAAGGCTATGTAATGCTGGTTTACAGCCGCTCAGGGCATGGCTTCAAGCATCAGGTCAGATTGTCCAATTGTGTAGGCGTGGTGGATTCTGACTACGTTGGCGAGGTAATGGTGCAATTGGTAAGCGATGAGGTTGACCACGACATGGGCCGCATGCCAATGTTTGTAAAGCCTGGAGACCGCGTAGCACAGGCCATGCTTATCCCTGTTGATCAATGGGCCATTGAGGAAACTAGCGAGCTAAAGGAAACCGAGCGCGGTGATAAAGGCTTCGGTAGTACAGACAAGCAGTCTCCTTTATTGTAAAAAAATAGCACTACCCCTGAGAAATTGGGGGTAGAATATGCCTAGAGAGTTTCTTACTGTCATGATCAAGATGACCATAGTGAAAAGCTCTCCAAGGCCTGCCGCCGGAGTTTCGTGCTTG